GACATTGTGAGGATGCACCAAGAGGCTGAAAAGCTAATTGGTAAGCAAGCACAAGAAGTAGGCGAGGTCAGAAAGCTAGCCGATGAACTCATCAAACAGAACCTTAGTTCCAAGCAGCAAACTAGACAGGAAGAGCCTGAAGTAGATTTCTTTGAGAATCCACAGAAGGCAATTCAAAGGACTGTTGATAATCACCCCGACATCCAAGCGGCTCGCATGGCGACTCTTGAGATGAAAAAGGCACAAATTCAGCAGAGGTTAGCGCAAGAACATCCCGACTTTGGTGAAATTGCCAGAGATCAGGATTTTGCAAATTGGGTGAAGTCTAGCCCTGTTCGCATTAAAATCTTTGAGCAAGCCGATGCAGGATATGATTTTGACTCTGCCAATGAATTGCTATCGACCTATAAACAGCTACGTTCTGTTAAACAGAAGCAAGTAAGTGATGAGGGTGAGGTAACTCGCAAACAGAACTTAAAAGCAGTAGGTGTAGATGTAGGTGGTTCTGGTGAATCATCAAAGAAGGTATACCGAAGGGCAGACCTTATTCAGCTTCAGTTGAGAGACCCAGATCGTTATGCAGCGCTAAGTGATGAAATCATGCAAGCGTACATAGAGAAACGGGTTCGTTAAAATTTGTTTTAGGAGATTTAATCATGGCATATCCAACACCAGCGGTAACAGTAACAACCGCAGCAACGTTCATCCCAGAAATCTGGTCAGATGAAATCGTAGCCGCTTACAAGAAAAACCTTGTATTGGCTAACATCGTAATGAAGATGAACTTCAAGGGCAAGAAGGGTGATGTAGTACACATTCCCGCACCTACCCGTGGTAACGCTTCAGCGAAAGCCGCTTCTACTGCTGTCACTTTGATTGCAGATACAGAGACAGAAGTTTTGGTTAACATTAACAAGCACTTTGAGTACTCACGTTTCATCGAGGACATCGTTGAAGCACAAGCCTTGAATAGCCTACGTCAGTTCTATACTGCTGATGCTGGTTACGCTCTGGCTCGTCAAGTGGATACAAGTTTGATCCAGTTGGGTCGTGTTGCTAATGGTGGTTCTACAGGCGCACAGTACGGCTCTGCCTTTATTGGTGGTGACGGCACAACAACCTTTGACTACACAGCAAACAGTAATACTGGCAATGCTTCTGCTCTGACTGATGCGGCTATTCGTCGTACTATTCAGCGTTTGGATGACAACGACACTCCTATGGATGGTCGCTTCTTCATCATTCCTCCTTCAAGCCGCAATACGTTGATGGGTCTTGCCCGTTACACAGAACAGGCTTTTGTGGGTAATGGTAATGCAATCCGCAATGGTGAAATCGGTCAACTGTATGGTATCCCCGTGTACACATCCAGCAATGCTGACTCTGCATCTGCAACTGCCGCTTTCCCAACAAGCGGTACTGCTATTGCTCGTGTCTGCTTGATGGGTCACAAGGACGCTATGGTTTTGGTTGAGCAAGTGGGCATCCGTTCACAGACTCAGTACAAGCAAGACTACTTGGCTACTTTGTTCACATCGGACACTTTGTATGGCGTTGCCGCATTGCGTAGTGCCGCTACAACTGGTGCAGCTTTGTCTTCTTCCATGTTTGCCTTGGTTGTTCCTTCTTGATAACAACCTTCCCCCTCGCCTTCGGGTGGGGGGTTTTTTACATTAAGGAGATTTATTATGGCAGCAGCAACAGCAGTTACTTCCCGCAGGGGAAATGACCAGTTCCGTGGTCTATTTACAGACACTTGGGATGTTTCTTGTACGCTTGATAGCGCATCAGTAGCTACTACTGCAACCGCTACAGATACAGTTACAGTTCCAGGCGTTGCATTGGGCGATATGGTTATCGGTATGGCAATTGGCGTTGATGAGGCAGGTTTGGTTCGTAGAGCCTATGTTTCAGCCGCTAATACAGTTACTATCGTGACTTACAACCCTACAGCAGGTTCTATCAACTTGGCATCAACCACATTGACCTTAATTATTGGTCGTGCGGTTTAATTAAAGGGGGCTAATACCCCCCTTTTTTTGGAGTTTTTATGGCTACTTTTCGTTGTTTACAGTCGGGAAACACAGTAACTTTCACCTATCAGCATGATATTGATAGCATGAAAGGTCATCAAGGATACGTTCTTGTTGAGGAAACTCCAAAGAAAGACGAAGACAAACCTAAGGTTGGAAGACCTAAAAAAGAGGTTTCAAATGTCGGAAATTGATCCAAGAGAATTTGGCAAGTTGGAAGCTCAAGTTGAGGCTTTACAGAATGAAGTCCATGCACTTCGCCAAGATATTAAAACGCTTTTAGAAATGGCAAACAAGTCTAAAGGTGGCTTTTTCGTTGGAATGGCTATTGCCTCTGTTGTTGGCGGTATCATTTCTTTCATTGCAACCAAGCTAGTTCGATAAGGATTTATATGCCACAAGTTGGAAACAAGAAATTCCCATACACAGAAAAAGGCGAGAAAGAAGCCAAAGAGTATGGCAAGAAGAAATCTATGCCCGTTACTGTAATGATTGCTATTGGTAAGCCTAAAGCTATGCCTACCCGTGGTGGTCGTACTGCTACCAACATGATGAAGAAATCTGGAAGAGGTAAATAATGTCATCTTTAACTACTCCAGTTACCCTCCTTAGTGCTGTTACCGCCACTGGCGCATCAAAAGCAGTTCAAGCCGATGCTGGTCAACCCGCATTCCTTCAAGTTACAGGCATCACAACTGCTACTGTTGCTTTTCAAGGAAGTTTGGATGGAACAACCTTTGCAACCATTGGAACTGCATTAACTGCTGATGGCATTGTTACTATTGCAAATGCGCCAAAGTACCTAAGAGCCAATTGCACAGCCTACACAACTGGAACAATTACCGCCAAGGTTTTGTACTGATATGAAAAAGACCAAAGCTGAAGCAAAGATTAGCAAGGTCATGCGTGAATATAAAGAAGGAACTCTCCATTCTGGTAAGGGTGGAGCAGTTGTCAAGAATCCTAAACAAGCCATTGCTATTGCTATTTCCGAATCTAAGAGGAAGAAGAAATGAAACAAGGTCTATACGCTAACATCAATGCCAAGCAAGAACGCATTAAAGCTGGTTCTAAGGAAAAGATGCGTAAGGTTGGCTCTAAGGGTGCTCCTACTGAGGCGGCATTTAAGGCTGCGGCTAAGACCGCAAAGAAGAAATGAAATCCCCTGCTTGGCAAACAAAAGAAGGAAAAAACCCCAAGGGGGGCTTGAATGCCAAAGGAAGAGCATCGTATAATGCAGAAACGGGTGGTAATTTAAAACCACCAGTAAAGTCGGGAGATAACCCTCGTAGGGCATCCTTTTTAGCACGAATGGGCAATATGCCTGGCGCTGAGATGAAAGATGGGAAGCCTACCCGACTCCTATTATCTCTTAGAGCTTGGGGCGCAACGTCCAAGGAAGACGCTAAAGCGAAAGCAAAAGCGATCTCTAAGAGGAATAGTAAATGAGGCCAACCTCAGTCGGAATTAGCCCTACAGCCAATACGCTGACTACTGTTTATACAGTTCCTACGGGTTATTACGCCAAGTTTACTGTCATGTATATCCACAATACTGGTGGATCGACTAAGCACATCACAGTTCAATGGTATGACGCAAGTACAGCAACTACTTTAGACATTCTTACTTCCTACAACTTCACCTCTAAGCAATATCTTCAATTTGATGGTGCGGCTTATATTGTTTTAGAAGAAGGTGACAGATTGCAAATTACGACTGAAGCGGGAAGTTCATTCAGTTTTATTGCCACATTTGAGGTTTCAGGAGCGCAACGAACATGACCTACTTAGAACTTGTTAACGATGTGCTAGTTCGCTTGCGTGAAAGCACAGTATCTACTGTTGGCGAAACAACCTATTCTTCTTTGATTGGCAAGTTTGTCAATGATGCTAAGAGGCAGATTGAAGACTCTTACAACTGGAACTGTTTAGGAAGTGTGATTACAGTCACAACTTCTGCAAATCAAAGTTCATACTCTCTTACGGGCGCAGGTCAGAAGTTCAGAGTTAATGATGTCATCAATACGACCAGTTTGATTGGCATGAATAACATCACGTTTGTGGAGATGAACCGCAGACTGAACTTTACCCCTACGGCAACCTCTATTCCCTATGAATACGTTTTTAGCGGTGTAGATGGCAGTGGTGATACTAAAGTAGACCTTTTTCCTGTTCCTTCAGGCGTGTTTACCATTCTGTTTGACTTGGTTGTTCCACAGGCTAATCTGTCTGCTGATGGCACATCTGTCAAAGTGTTGGACTACTTGGTGACTCAGAGTGCCTATGCTCGTGCTTTGATTGAGCGTGGTGAAGATGGTGGAACAAACTCTACCGAGGCTTATGCCTTGTTTAGAGGGATGCTGTCTGATGCGATTGCGTTAGAGTCCACTCGTTATCCTGAAGACAACTTTGTGGCGGTCTAATGGCAGCACAACTCCAAAGTTACAGTCTCTCAGCACCAGGCTTTTATGGTCTGAATACTGAAGATTCTCCCCTTGATTTAGGGGCAGGATTTGCTTTGGTTGCGACTAACTGCATCTTGGATCAGTATGGTCGTATTGGTGCTAGAAAAGGCTACACAAGGGTTAACGCTTCTTCTGGCAATTTAGGTGCTAATGATGTGGGTGTTATCCATGAATTAGTGCAAAACGATGGCAGTTTGACTGTACTTTTTGCTGGCAACAACAAGCTATTTAAACTTGGTGCATCCAATGTGGTGACTGAGTTGACCTATGGTGGTGGCGGTACTGCTCCAACCATTACGGCATCTAACTGGCAATGTGCATCTTTAAATGGCATTGCTTATTTTTTTCAAACTGGTCACGATCCTTTGATTTATGACCCTGCTGTCAGTATTACCACATTCAGAAGAGTTTCTGAAAAAACAGGTTATGCGGGGAATGTTCCTTTAGCTAACATTGCTATCTCAGCATTTGGTCGTTTGTGGGTAGCTAATACATCTTCAGACAAAGTAACAGTTACCTTCTCTGATTTGATTGCAGGTCATGTCTGGTCTGGAGGTACTTCAGGCTCTTTGGATGTATCTCGTGTTTGGCCTAATGGTGCTGATGAAGTGATGGGTCTAGCAGCACACAATGATTTCTTGTTTATCTTTGGTAAGAGACAGATTCTTGTTTATGCCAACGCCTCTACACCCGCATCTCTTGTTCTGAGCGACACAGTAGGTTCTATTGGATGTATTGCTAGGGATACTATTCAAAGTATTGGCTCTGACGTTGTTTTCTTGTCAGACTCAGGTGTTCGATCATTGATGAGGACAATCCAAGAGAAGTCTGCACCCCTGAGAGACTTGTCTAAAAACGTGCGTTTCGACCTAAATTCATCGTTACTTGGCGAAACATTGGCTAATCTAAAGTCTGTTTACTCAGAAAAAGAAGCGTTTTACTTACTTGTTTTACCTGCGGCTTCTGTAGTCTATTGTTTTGATACAAAGAGATCGCTTGAGGATGGCGCATCAAGGGTGACTAAGTGGGATTCTATTGCTCCCAAATCTTTAAAATCACTGCGTAATGGCGACTTGTACATTGGGAAAAATGGATTTATTGGAAAGTATGGTGGTTACATTGATGACACTTCAACTTACCAATTTGTGTATTACACTAACAATGCTGACCTTGGAAACCCCAATCAAATATCTATATTGAAGACTATTTCAGCAATTGTAATTGGTGGCTCAAACCAGTTCGTAACTATTAAGTGGGGCTTTGATTATTCAGGTGCTTATCAAGCACAAAATGTTTTTATTCCTACCCAAGCAAGTTTTGAATATGGAACTGCTGAATACAACGTAGCTGAATACAATGCTGGCATTGCCATAAAAACACTAAGAGCAGGTGCTTCAGGTGCAGGAAAAATTGTTCAAACTGGATATGAAGCAACAATTAACTCAATATCTTTTTCATTGCAAAAGATTGAAATTCAAGCCAAAGATGGCAAAATGGCCTAAGAGGTAAACCATGAGTAACTATACAAAAACCACTAACTTTGCAACCAAAGATAATCTATCGCCTGGTAATCCTTTAAAGATTGTTAAGGGTGCTGAAATTGATACAGAGTTCAATAACATTGCAACTGCTGTTGCGACTAAGACAGATAACTCTGCTGCTGCAATAACTGGTGGTTCAATTACTGGCATTACCGATCTAGCGGTTGCTGATGGCGGCACAGGACTAAGCTCTGGCACATCTGGAGGTGTGTTAGCTTTTACAGCATCTGGAACATTGGTATCGTCTAGTGTTTTGGCGGCTAATGCTTTGGTGATAGGTGGTGGTGCGGGCGTTGCCCCTAGTACGACAACAACGGGCACAGGAGCAGTTACGGCTTTAGGTGTCAATATAGGGTCTGCGGGGTCGTTTGTTGTTAATGGTGGTGTGCTTGGTACTCCTTCAAGTGGTACTGCAACTAACTTGACAGGTTTACCTTTGTCTACTGGTGTGACAGGAACTCTCCCAGTTGCAAATGGTGGTACAGGAACAGCAACTCCTAGCATTGTTGCAGGAACAAACGTAACTGTTACTGGTGCATGGCCTAATCAGACCATTGCCGCATCTGGTGGTGGAACTCCTGGTGGTTCTACAACTCAAGTTCAGTTCAACAATGCAGGTGCATTTGGTGGAATTACTGGTGCAACTACTAACGGCACAGCATTGACACTTGTTGCCCCTGTTTTGGGTACACCCGCAAGTGCTACTCTAACTAATGCCACAGGTTTGCCTTTAAGCACAGGTGTTACAGGAACTTTGCCAGTAGCCAATGGTGGCACAGGCCAAACGTCTTACACCGATGGTCAACTGTTAATTGGTAATTCCACAGGCAACACGCTGACCAGGGCGACATTGACTGCGGGAACAAATGTCACGATTACCAATGCTGCGGGTGCAATTACGATTGCAGCTTCTGGTGGCACAGGGGATGTGGTCGGCCCATCCTCTGCGACAGATAACGCCATCACAAGGTTTGACTTAACAACTGGAAAGTTAGTTCAAAACAGTTTAGTGACTGTGGCTGACGATGGTGCAATTACAGCACCGCAGGTAGGATCGGTAATTCCTTTCTACTTTAACAACCAAGCAGCGTTCCCATCAGCTTCTACGTATCACGGCGCAATAGCTCACTCACACGCAGATGGGGCGATGTTCTTTGCTCACGGCGGTGTGTGGGTCAGGATTATTGACAATGGTGGCCCCTTGGGAACACCAGCAAGTGGAACAGCAACTAACCTAACTGGTCTTCCTCTGTCTACAGGCGTGACTGGTACGCTTCCTATTGGAAACGGGGGCACTGGATCAGGAACCCTTGCAGGAGCAAGTATTGTTACTTACACAGGTACAGAAACACTGACCAACAAGACTGTTGAAGCTGGAACATTCACTAACGGCTACACTGAAGAACTAGTATCTGCAAATACTTCTACAGCCTACACAATTGACTTAGCTAACGGCTCAGTTCAATATCTCACACTCACAGGTAACTGTACTTACACCTTCCCAACACCTGTTGCTGGTAAGAGTTTTACATTGGTACAGAAGCAAGACGCTACAGGTTCTCGTACTGTGACATGGCCTGCCTCTGTGAAGTGGCCTGCTGGTACTGCACCAACTATTACAGCTACAGCTTCTAAGGCAGATAAGTTTGTCTTCACAGCTATTGATTCGTCAAGTTGGCTGGGAAGTGTGGCTGGACAGAACTACACAGTTTGAGGACTTAACTAATGTTTTCAAGCAATACAACACAAGTTAGCGATGGCGGCTATCAAATCTCACGCAGTTTGCGCTTTAATAGTGCTGACTCAGCTTATCTTGAAAGAACACCAGCAACTGCCACAAACCGCAGAACATGGACTTGGAGTGGATGGGTTAAGCGTTCTGTCATAGGTTCTGGTTCGCAATCAATATTTACTGGATACTGGGCAAGCACAGATGCTGGTTACTTCAATATTGTTTTTAGGTCGGGTGATGACCTTGCCATACAAACTTACAACATAGATGTAAGAATTACAACCCAAGTGTTTCGTGACCCATCTGCTTGGTATCACATTGTTGTTGCAGTTGATACAACTCAGGCCTCAAATACAGATCGTTTCAAACTTTATGTAAATGGAGCGCAGATTACTACATTTAGTTCTACTGGTACTGTTGCACAAAATACTGAATTAGCTGTTAATTACAATGGGGCGCATTACATTGGCTCTTTGACCACAAGTGGGGCTTTACTAAATGGCTACCAAACAGAGTGCTATTTAATCGATGGTCAAGCCCTAACCCCATCATCGTTTGGAGAAACCAACGCACAAACAGGCGTATGGCAACCTAAAGCCTACTCAGGCTCATACGGCACTAACGGCTTCTATCTGAACTTCTCAGATAACAGCAACACAACTGCGGCTACTTTGGGTAAGGACTACTCAGGTAACGGCAACAACTGGACACCTAATAACTTCAGCGTGACTGCGGGTGCAGGGAATGATTCACTTGTAGATTCACCAACATCGTATGGAACTGATACTGGTGTGGGTGGAACTGTGCGGGGGAATTACGCTACGCTTAACCCAATCATTCCGGCCACAGTCACAGTGACCAATGGCAACCTTGATATTTCGTCTACCGCAGACAACAATTTATACGCAACCCTTGACACTGGTACAACTGGGAAATGGTATGCCGAATTTACGATTACATCGGCAACTAACAGTTCTTGGCCTTTTATGGGAACCAGAAAAGCAAATTCATTGTTAGGTGGCAATACTTCAACCTTTTACCCCGGAGTTGGCACTGGCGGTGAAGTTGCATATTTGGCCAGTGGAAATAAATACATTGCCGGAAACGTTAGCGCCTATGGGACCAGTTACACGCAAAACGATGTTATAGGTATTGCAATTGACTGCGACAACGGCGCTACCTACTTCAGCAAAAACGGCGTGTTTCAAAACTCTGGTGTCCCAACCAGTGGAGCATCTAAAACGGGCGCTGCAAACACATGGACAGGCGCTTCTCAATCGTTTTTTATCGGAGCGGCTGTTGGGTCAGCATCTTCAACTTTAACATCCGGCACATTCAACTTCGGTCAACGCCCATTTGCCTACACAGCCCCATCAGGCTTCAAAGCACTTTGCACACAGAACTTGCCTACGCCTACCATTGGTGCGACTACTGCGACTCAGGCGGGTAAATTCTTTAATCCTGTTTTGTACACAGGTAATGGCTCTACTCAATCTGTGACTGGTGTGGGTTTTCAACCTGATTGGACATGGCTAAAAGTTCGTAGCACGAGTGGTAATCATTTTCTTACTGACGCTGTTCGAGGTGCTGGTCTAACGCTGTATTCAAACTTAACAAATGCAGAGGATAACAACTCATCTTTGTTCACAGGCTTTACATCTGATGGATTTAATCTTGCAGGCGGTAATGCGACAGTAAACGCAAACGGCTCTACTTTTGTGTCATGGAACTGGAAAGCCAATGGTTCAGGCTCAACCAACACAGCAGGGTCAATCACTTCAACAGTAAGCGCAAACACTACAAGTGGGTTTTCGGTGTTGACCTACACAGGGACAGGGGCAGTTGCCACAATTGGTCATGGTTTGGGTGTTGCGCCATCTATGATTATTGTGAAAAGCCGTTCAACGCCATCATCTTCGTATGCGGCTAGATGGTCAACCTATCATGTTTCGTTGGGAAACACTAAAGTTATTCGGTTGGAATCAACAGAGGCGGCGGCTACTGCTAGTTACTGGAATAACACAACTCCAACATCAACTGTTTTTAGTGTTGATGGTGATATTTATGGGGCGAATGTTAGTGGTGTGACCTATGTGGCGTATGTGTTTGCAGAAGTAGCAGGGTATAGCAAGTTTGGCTCTTACACAGGCAATGGTTCTTCTGACGGGCCTTTTGTGTACTGTGGATTTAGACCTGCTTTTGTGTTGTTTAAACGTACTGACGCAACAAGTGATTGGTGGATGTACGACACCAAACGCTCGCCTTCAAATGTTATTGATATTATTTTGTGGCCTAATTATTCGGATGCAGAAGGTACTTTCTCATCAATTGCCATAGACATTTTGTCCAACGGATTTAAACCAAGGTCTGACAACGGCACATTTAATGGAAGTGGTGGAACATATATATTTATGGCATTTGCTGAATCCCCACAAAAATTTTCCCTTGCACGATAGGACTCAATATGTACGCACTTTTAACTGACGGCAATGTCACCAAAGTTGGTGAACTAGCAACTCTCTTTCCTGACACATCAAACCCTAACCATGCTTTTGCTGTTGAGCAAGGTGCATTGGAAGTGGTTGAAGGTGAGCAAAAAGACCAACGCTTTTATTGGGTGACTTTCTCCCACTATGAAGTTAACGGCTCTGTGGTCA